CGGACGGAATTGTTACCCATAATTGTTTTTACGGATGGAGGGAAGGCGCCGCGCACTACTTCACACCCGAGATAAACAATGCAACCGATCTCTGGCACATCAAAAAAGTCAGTCCACAGAATATGTGTCATTTAACTCAAAAACCGGTCGAGCTTGCTGAGCGTGCGATGCTTTATTCATCTCGCCCCGGGGAGAACGTGCTCGATCTCTTTGGCGGCAGTGGCTCGACACTGATCGGTGCGGAGAAAACAGGCCGCCGCGCGTTCTTGACGGAACTTGATCCGCTCTACTGCGACGTCATCTGTGATCGGTTCCAACGATACAGCGGTAAGCCGGCAGTATTGGAGCGCACCGGCGCCTCGCCAATTCCAATGAAACCGCGCGAGGAGAATATGCGATGAAGAACGGTACTATCACACCATCGTCACGAAACGAAAAAACCCCGGCGGCGGCCGGGGCTGGTCGGGAGAATGGTTAATGTTACGCCACCGAAAACTTTCCTCGTTCCATCTTGCGGAAGCGGCTGTCTGTTCCTTTCGCGGCGATCTCCCGAATGATCGCCGCGTAAAGGGTTGCCTGCGGAGTTTTGCCGCTGGTGCGCCAGAGGTCCGCCGCCTGGATCCGGTCCAGAATCTCTTTGGCGTTCAGGGGTGTCCCGGCGTCGGTGAGCACCTTGGCGGCAGCGTCCAGGCCGCTCATCTTACCGTCCTTGCGGACGGCCTTTTTTCGCGTCTTCTTTTCAGAGGTGGTCTCAGCCGCAATCGCCGCCGCGTCCGGTTCGCCATCCGCCACAGTGGTCCGGGATTTCTTTGCGGTGGCTTTTTTCTCGTTGGTGCCCTTGGCTTTCTTCGACATCGTTCTGTCCTCCGGTTTCTTGGGCGCGTCGCCCCTGGTTTGTTGGCCTGCCATCTTCAGCGTGCGGGCGGCCATTGCCGCGCGGACGCCGCGTGCGCGGCGTTTCGGCTATTCGGCAAAGATGTGGTCGGCGAGGCCGGCGCAAAGAAAGTCGACGATCGATTGGGCTTCTGGCGTTTGCGCGGGGACATCCATTCCACGATCCCAGTTGAAGACCTGTTGTTTGTCGGCCAGGCGCTGCACCCAAAGTTTGGAGATCTTGCTGTCGCCGATTTCGTATTCGGGGTTCTCTGCGTGGCCGGGAAAGACCAGAGCGTCGAACCGATAGCCATTCAAGGTTCCGCGCACCCAGGCTCCGCCGCCCATAACCCGGCGTTCGATCTTGGTGATGTTCAGGTCGTCTCCTACGTCCATCTCTTCGCTCATCGTTCTTTTCTCCGGTCCGTGGCGCGCCTATTCGCGCCAGCGAATGGAAAACATGCAGGTGTTGCTCCATTGCGCGGAACATTGGAACATTCGCATGTTCAAACGGGGTTGGGCCTTACGCGGCCTGCTGACGGCCTAAAGCCAAAGAATGTCGGTGTTCGCAGACCCTTTTTGACAGCTCAGAGACAATTCACGGCGGCTGCTCAATTAACCGCCATTAAACGGATGGTGCCGCATGCAGCCTAAGCTTCAGCTAAAGCTGACGGCGCTATCCGTAGCGGACGCCGCCAAAGCCATGTCGGCCGCATCGGGACGCGTCATCACCGAAGCGATGATTGAATCGGACATTGCCGTCGGTGCGCCGGCCAATTCGGACGGCACGATCAATCTGATCCATTACGCCGCGTGGCTAGCCAGGGAGATTGCCAATGGTAGCGATGAATCCACGCGCGCTTAAGCCATCGGAAGTAGCGCGACTATTAAACTCGACGCCGCTTGGTCCGGTGATCGATGAGCGCCAGCTTTATCGCCACCGAAACCAGGCGGGATTCAGAATCGGTGATGGCAAGCACATCGATCTGTTCCGGTACATCGCTTGGCTTATCGAAACCAAGCACGCACCGAAGGTAAAAGTTGATCCGGCCGAAGCCTATGCGGCAATGAAAGCGGCCGCAGCGCAGCGGAATCGGATCAAGGCAGAAGCCGGTCGCGATATTGGGGAGTTACCCTCCGTCGCAGATCCCGCGCGGAAGGCGCATTCGACTCGTGATTTTCGGTATTTCTGCGAGGTGTATTTTAACCGCACGTTCCATCTGCCCTGGTCGGAAGACCACCTGAAGGTCATTGCGAAAGTAGAGCAGGCCGTTCTCCACGGGGGACTGTTCGCGATGGCAATGCCGCGCGGCAGCGGAAAGGCCCTGGCACTGGATACGCCATTACCAACACCCACTGGATGGACCACGATGGGCAACGTTCAAGCCGGAGATATTCTGTTTGATGAACGAGGCAGACAGTGCAAGGTGACCTTTGCCACGGAAGTCCAGACTGAACGCCCCTGTTACCGGGTCACATTCAGCGATGGAGAGAGCATTGTATGCGACACGGATCATTTATGGACCGTCCACGATCGGTACGCGCGGAAGAATCCGGTCACCCTTCCCACCGCTGAGATGGCGCGACGCTTTCTTCTACCTGATTCTCGGGGTCGCCTGGCCCATCGTTATCGCTTGCCCATGACGCAGCCGCTTCAGATTGCGGATCAAAGGCTTCCTATCGAACCTTATGCTTTGGGAGTGTGGTTGGGTGATGGCACGAGCAGCAACGCAGGCCTGACTGTTCACGCGAATGAAGTCGACGAATTCAGTTTTCATCTCGCATGCTGCGCTGAGGAACTTCATGTCTATCAGAAACAGCCTACTGGATTGGGGCGTAGGTGCCTGATGCGAACACCGACGCATCTGCCCCTGCAATTGTCCTTTCAAACCCGGTTGCGACTCTTGGGGGTGCTGGACAACAAACACATTCCTGATCAGTACTTGCGCGCGAGCGAAAAGCAGCGCAGGAGTCTGCTGCAGGGATTGATGGACACAGACGGTCATATCGCCCGGAATGGGGCATGCGAAATCACGCTGAAGCACAGGGCGCTCGCAGACGGCCTGTGCGAAATTCTCGCTTCGTTGGGTCTGAAGTATCATCGAACAGAACGTCATATCCATTTAAACGGAAGGCGGTTGGGGCCCTACACTCGGATTAGTTTCCATCCATCGATTTACGATCAGCCCTTCCGACTGCGTAGAAAATCCAAACGATTGCGAGTGCGCGGTGGTAGCCATTCACTAGCTGAGGGTCGCCACATCATTGATATTGTCCCAGTGCCCTCAGTGCCGGTCCGTTGTATCCAAGTTGACTCGCACAACAGTTTGTACCTCGCCGGGAAGCGGATGGTGCCTACCCATAACACCTCTATCGCTGAGTGCGCGTGCCTATGGGCTGTTCTTTACGGGCACAGAGATTTTGTATGTCTAATTGGCGCTTCCGAAGTTCACGCGCTGGAAATGCTGGAAAGCATCAAGACCGAACTGGAGAGCAATGACATACTCGCAGCTGATTTTCCAGAAGTATGCCATCCCATCGCTTCGCTCGGCGGTATCACCAATCGCTGCAATGGTCAGCTTTATAACGGCGAGCGCACGCATATCGGCTGGACGGCAAACGAAGTCGTGCTGCCGACAATTGGGGGTAGTGCTGCAAGCGGCGCGATCATAAAAGTAACCGGTATCACGGGTCGCATCCGCGGCATGAAGTTTAAACGTCCGGATGGTAAAGCCGTACGCCCGTCACTCGTCGTGCTGGACGATCCACAGACCGATGAATCTGCGCGTTCACTTTCGCAGTGTGCGACTCGAGAGCGCATCCTAGCCGGCGCTGTCCTCGGCCTTGCTGGGCCCGGCAAAAAGATTGCCGGCGTAATGCCATGCACTGTTATTCGCCCGGGCGACGTCGCTGACAACCTGCTCGACAAGCAAAAGCATCCAGAATGGAACGGCGAGCGAACGAAGATGGTTTACCACTTCCCGGTGAACGAGAAGCTATGGACGAAGTATGCGGAGATACGCGCCGAGTCCCTACGCGCACACGGTGATCTGCGAGATGCTACGGCGTTTTACGAGGCAAATCGTGCCCTACTCGACGAAGGTGCTCAGATCGCCTGGCCACAGCGATTCAACCACGATGAGACAAGCGCCATTCAGCACGCGATGAACTTAAAGCTTCAGGACGAAGCCGCCTTTTTCGCCGAATACCAAAACGAGCCACTGCCGGAAAAGACCATCGACGAAGGCATGCTCTCCGCTGATCAGATCGCCGCAAAAGTAAACGGACACAAGCGGGGCGAAGTTCCGATTGGATGCAGCCACTTAACCATGTTCATCGATGTGCAGGGCAAACTGCTGTATTACCTGGTCGCGGCTTGGACGGATGATTTTACCGGCAGCGTGGTGGACTATGGTGCATACCCGGACCCAAAACGGGCGTACTTTACATTACGCGACACTCAAAAATCACTGCAGAGCGTTGTAAAAGGTTCCGGTTTGGAAGGCGCAATTTACGCGGGTTTAGAGGCCCTCACCGCTCTACACCTTCGGCGCGAATGGCTGCGTGATGATGGTGCAGCGATGAGAATCGGTCAGTGTTTGATCGATGCGAACTGGGGAACATCGACCGATGTGATTTATCAATTCTGCCGCTCGTCACCACATGCCGCGATCCTGCTTCCGTCGCACGCAAGATTTGTAGGTGCGTCCAGCCGGCCTTTTAGTGAGTACGCAAAACGCCCTGGTGATCGAGTTGGGCTGAATTGGCGCATACCAAATGTGCAGGGCAAGCGGGCGGTGCGGCACGTATTGTTCGACACAAATTTTTGGAAGACGTTTGTTCATGCTCGATTGTCTGTGCCAATGGGAGACAAGGGTTGCGTCTCGCTTTTCGGACGCGAGCCAGATGTTCACCGGCTGCTGGCCGATCATCTGACCGCCGAATATCGCGTTCGCACGGAAGGCCGAGGCCGCATCGTCGACGAATGGAAGCTACGGCCCGAGAACTTTGATAACCACTGGCTGGACTGCCTGGCGGGCACTGCGGTCGCAGCCTCGATGCTGGGCGCGGTACTGCCAGGGACTGACGCGCGCCAAATTGCGCGTAAGCGAATAAAGCTCTCTGATTTTCAGAGGAAGTGACATGCAAAAAGAAAACCGCGCTGCGCAGGGGCTAACATGTCCACACTGCGGCTGCACGCATCACCACGTGCTGTATACGCGTGCGAAGGGCAACTGCATTCTGCGCCGCAAAGAATGCCGGCATTGCGGCCGGCGGATGTTCACGCGGGAAGTCATTTCTGACAATACCGAAGCGCTGTCGCAAGAAATTTAGAATTACAATTACACCGGTGTAACAACTTTCAGCAATCACCACCTCCGCCGGCAAATAACCCTTTGAAAGAAGGGATGCTGGCTGTGAGCGAAGACCTCGAACAAACAATCCGCGACAACGCGAAAGCTCCCGCCAAGGTCACAGGCGATTCGGGCAGCGTGGAACAACACCCGCTGCGCGACCAAATCGAAGCAGATCGTTACCTGAATTCTAAGAGCGCCGCCAAGCGTAAAGGGCTTGGCGTCAAATTGTCGAAGTTGGTGCCGCCGGGGACGGAATAGCAATGTTCGACCGACTCAAAAACTTGCTTTTCGGCAGTGCCGCGCCAGCTCTTGCAGACGGTAAGCGCCGGGCACCCCGCGTGATTCGGGCGCGCTACGACGCGGCGCTCACCACCGATAACAACCGCCGCCATTGGGCGAATGCCGATGGCCTGAGTGCTAGGGCCGCTAACAGTCCGGTTGTTCGCCGAACGCTGCGCAACCGCGCCCGTTACGAAGTCGCGAATAACTCTTACGCACGTGGAATCGTGCTGACGCTTGCGAACGATTGCATCGGCACAGGACCACGCCTACAGCTGCTTTCGGACAACCGTGCCGCAAACGTACTGATTGAAAAGGAATTCTCGCGCTGGGCAAAGGCGATCGCATTGCCAGAAAAGCTGCGGACTATGCGGATGGCGAAATCCGAAGATGGCGAATCGTTCGGCATTCTCACCAACAATCCCCGGCTCAGCACAGAGGTTAAACTCGATCTGAAATTGGTTGAAGCCGACCAGGTAACCACGCCCGTTCCAGTTGCGATTGGCCCAAACGTCGTGGATGGAATCATCCTCGATGATTTCGGAAACCCAATCGAGTTTCACGTACTGCGTGTTCACCCTGGCGATGCGAACTCACGGTTCACACTCGAATATGAGCGGCTGCCGGCAAAGACGGTGTTGCACTATTTCCGTGTGGATCGGCCGGGCCAGGCGCGTGGAATTCCCGAGCTTACGCCTGCGTTGCCGCTGTTTGCGATGTTGCGCGATTACTCGCTGGCAACACTCGATGCTGCCAAAGCCGCAGCTTATTTCGCGGGCATTCTCTATACCGACGCTCCGGCAAACGGCGAATCTGAAAACGTCGAACCGATGGACACCATCGAACTCGAACGCAACGCGCTACTCACGATGCCAGGGGGCTGGAAACTCGGACAGGTTGAAGCGCAGCAACCGACCAGTTCGTATGCGGATTTTAAGCGCGAATTGATTTGTGAGGTCGCCCGGTGCCTGTCGATGCCGTTCAACATCGCTGCAGGAAATTCCAGCGGCTACAATTACGCCTCCGGACGCCTCGATCATCAGATGTACTTCAAAGCGATTCGTGTCGAACAAGCGCACATCGCAACCACTGTTCTCGATCGCATTTTTGCGGCTTGGGTAGAAGAGGCCGTACTTATCGATGGGCTTCTCCCCCAATCGATGCGTGGGATGTCTTCGGATTGGTCGCATCAGTGGTTTTGGGACGGCTGGGAGCATGTTGATCCCACCAAGGAAGCAACCGCCCAAGCCACGCGGCTGCAGAACAATACCACGACCCTTGCGGCCGAATTCGCAAAGAGCGGACGCGACTGGGAATCCGAGCTGCGTCAGCGCGCAAAAGAAGTCGCACTGATTAATGAATTGGGTCTCGCACCTACACAAACAGAGCCCGCTGAAAACAAAAGCGCATCCGCCCCGGTTGGGCGCGATGAACAGGAGAATGTCGATGCCCCCAGTCCCGAAGATTACTGACGCACTCGCACCGCTCACATTGACCTGCGCTATGCAGATCGAAGCGGCAGATGGTCCCGACGGCAAAGTGGCATTGCCGCGCTTTTCGATGGTCGCGTACACCGGTGGCCCGATGCGCGTGGCCGGCTGGCGCCATCCGGTCATCGTCGATCTGAACGGTTTGTACATTCCGTCTCAGAACCGCCCAATTCGCTTGGGCCACGACGCGTCGCATGGTGTCGGACATACGGATGCGATCAAAGTTCAGGGTAATCAGCTCATTGCGGCCGGCATCGTTTCCCGCGACACGTCAGCCGCGAAGGAGATTGTTGCGTCGTCCCGGAACGGTTTTCCCTGGCAGGCATCTATCGGCGCTTCGGTCGAAGACGCCGAGTTCGTGAAAGAAAACCAGAAAGCGATCGTCAACGGCCACGAAGTAACCGGCCCGGTCAACATCATCCGCAAATCAGTTCTTGGAGAAATCAGTTTTGTCGACCTCGGCGCGGATGGCCGTACCAGCGCCAATGTTGCCGCTATGGCACAGGAAGGAAATGTCACTGTGGAAAACGATGCAGGTAAAGAATCAGTTCAGGCGGGTAACAATGAGCCCTCTATACTGCCGGGGCAGCAACCCGATGTGGCCGCGCGTATTCGCGCCGAAGCATCCGCGGAACTCTCTCGCATTTCAGCGATCCGGAAAATCTGCAACGGCCAGAACGCGGAGATCGAAGCTCAGGCGATTCGCGAAGGATGGGATGCTACGCGCTGCGAGCTGCAGGTACTGCGTGACAATCGTCCGAAGGCGCCATCCATCATCACGGCGCAGGATAGCGGCGTGACCGCAAACATGCTGGAAGCGGCTTGTGTCTTGAGCGCGAAGCTGGACGACGCTCAGGAGCAATACGATGAGAAAACGCTCGATGCCGCGCAAAAACGATTCCGCGGCGGCATCAATCTCCAGGAGCTGTTCCTCGAGGCCGCATGGGCCAATGGTTATGCGGGCCGCAACTTCCGCGATAGCCGCGAGGTGATGCGCTTCGCGTTCGCGCGCAATGTCCAGGCTGGGCTCTCGCCAATCGACATTGGTGGCATCCTTTCCAATGTCGCGAACAAATTCCTGTTGGACGGATTCTTCTCGGTGGAACGTACCTGGCGGAACATCTGCGCGGTACGCAATGTTTCCGACTTCAAAACGGTCACCAGCTACCGGCTTGTCGGAAAGGATCAGTACGAAAAGGTCGCACCCGGCGGCGAGCTCAAGCACGGCACCCTTGGTGAGGAAAAGTACACGAACAAGGCCGACACCTACGGCCTGATTTTAAGCCTCGATCGGCGGGACCTGATCAATGACGATCTCGGTGCGATCACCCAGGTCCCGCGCAAGCTCGGTCGCGGCAGCGGCTTGAAGATCAACGATGTGTTCTGGACTGTGTTCCTCAACAATGCCGCGTTCTTTTCAGTCGGGAACAAAAACTTCCTCGCCGGCGTTGACACGGCACTGTCTATCGATGGCCTGACCAAGGCTGAAGTGGCCTTCATGGACCAGGTCGATACCGACAATAAGCCCATCGGAGTGATGCCGGCAATTATGCTCGTGCCGACGGCTCTGAGCGCATTCGCCACCCAGCTCTACAAATCGCTCGAACTGCGCGACACCACGGCCAACACGAAATTCCCCGTCGCCAATCCGCACCAGGGGAAATTCCGGACCGAAGTCAGCCGTTATCTCTCGAACGCTCAGTATGGCGGCAATTCCGCAAAGGCGTGGTACCTGCTGTCTGACCCGAACGATCTGCCGGTGATCGAAGTGGCGTTCCTCAATGGCCAAGAATCACCAACGATCGAAACGGCTGAGGCCGACTTCAACGTGCTCGGCGTTCAGATGCGCGGCTACCACGACTTCGGTGTGGCGTTGCAAGACCCGCGCGGCGGGATCAAGAGCAAGGGCGAAATGTAATCACTCGCCCATTCCCTCGGCTTTCGCATTGGAGAATTAAAATCATGATTGCAACGCTCGTTCAAGCAGGTTGTGCCATCGACTATACGCCGGTAGCTGCGGTCAATGCAGGCGATGTAGTCGTGCAGGGCGCATTGGTGGGTGTGGCCCCGCGGGCTATCGCAGCTGGCGAGCTCGGCGCATTGGCAGTGGAAGGCGTGTTCGCATTTCCAAAAGCCGCCGGAGTGGGACTGGGAATCGCAGCCGGGGTTAACACCTATTGGGATGCGGGCGCACAACAGGCCACCACGAATCCTGCAGGCGGTATCAACACACTTATTGGCAAATCAGTTTTGGTGGCGGCGGACGATGACACAAACGTACGAGTGCGGCTGAGCCAATGATTGACATCCTCGAAAATGGAGCGCGCTGGCTCGAAGACCAGCGGCTGAAATTCATGTCGCGAAAGGTCGTATATCAGCGTGGCGCCACGAGTGTCGAGGTGAATGCCACGGTTGGACGAACAGTTTTCGAAGTCGACAACGGGTTTGGCGTACGCGAGCGGTTTGAGAGCCGAGATTACCTGTTCGCTGCGAGCGAATTGATTCTCGCCGGCAACCTCGCGCTTCCAAGACGTGGAGATCAGATCCGGGAAACGGCAGGCACAACGGTTTTCATCTACGAGGTACTCGCACCAGGGAAAGAGCCCGAGTGGCGTTACAGCGATGCTTACAGAGTAACGCTGCGCATTCACACCAAGCTCATTGGTACGGAGGCTGCGCCGTGATCGAGACGCTTACGAAAATGAGCATGGGAGTCTTGCTAATTGCCTCTGTTCCAGTTGGCGGCGATCCAGGGATCTGGGCCCAATGGGGATTGGCTGGCGTGGTCGTGGGATACACGCTCTGGCGCGATCACCAGCGCGAACGCCGACTATCCGAAGCCATCGAGCGGCATCAGTCCTGGGTGCAGACGACGCTGCTTGCGGCGTTGGAGCGAAACAGTGTCGCGCTGGAACGGATGGTTGAGAAGTTTCCGAAGCGGGAACGTGAGTGATGCCGCTGGTGACAGAAGTTGCGGATGGCGTCGTCGGAGAACTGAACGGCCATGCCTTTAGTCAACCTTTTACGGCAGAGCGGACGTACCTGCCGGTGTTTGAATTGCCGGAATTGAAGGCGCTTCATGTCACCGTTGTTCCAAAGGGGATGGCTGTAACGCAGGTCGCTCGAGACCGCGCAGCTTACGACGTTCATATTGATGTGGCTGTTCAGAAAAAGTTTGAGACGGGTGACACGGTAGAGCTGGACACGTTAATGACCCTGGCTGAAGAGATCGCTGACTTCTTTCGCTTTAAGACGTTGTCTGGTCCGATCGGGGCGACCTGGTTCAAGACGGAACACACAGCACTCTATGCGCCGGAACACATGGATCATTACCGGCAGTTCACAAGTGTGCTGACGCTGACGTTTCGGGTGATTCGATGAACAACATTGTAATGCGAAAAATCACTGTAACTGCGGAGTATCAGCCCTTACTCGCGCAGCCACTGATCGCCACGGTCGAAATCTCAGCATTGCCGTCCAACAGCGACCCAGTGTTTTTCCTTGGCGATGATGGTTCCGATGTGCCGTGGATTTCCGGCGAATACCACACATTGCAGCGGGTGAACCTGGCCGACATCAAAGTCAAAGGCACGCCTGGCGACGCCGTGTCCCTCGTTGGAGGGACTTGGTGATGGGATACTTCGGCGGCAGTGGCGGAAGCGGCGACGGAAATGTAGTTGGTCCCGCATCGAATAACGATGGCTTCGTTCCCGTATGGAGCGGCTACAACAGCAAGGTTCTTGGAGAAGGCGTTCCAATAGGCGGCTCCTATGGGCTGATTCAGGCTGATGCGAGCGGCAATGTTCCGATGAACCTTTTAAACGGCGCTCTGCCGGCTTTGGATGGTCAGTACCTTTACAACGTCGTCGCGGCGAGCTTGGCTCCCAGTTACGTCATTCCGACTGAAAATCTGCCGTACTCCATTACTTACCGCGGCAATTCGTTCAACGGCGCCGACCAGCTAGTACTTTTGGACTACGGCGGAAATCTCCCGGCACTGAATGCGTCAGCACTTACGCAAATTCAGGCATCCAACATCAGCGGAACGCTTGATGGAAATGTGCTGCCTGACATTTCATACGACAAGCGCGGTGGAGTCCCTCCCACATGGGGGTCATACGGCCGGTATCTTCGTGACGACGGCTCCTGGCAGAACATAAGCTTTGGGTTTGCATTGATTTCGGAAGACCCGGGCACGAACACCGTCACGCTCTCAAACGGATCTTCGTTTAGTTCGCTCCGGCTTAGCAGCCTCGTGCTGGAAGGTGTTTATCCCGTCACGATTTACGCTCCTCCAAACGGCGCGCCAGAACAGTACACGTTTCCTTACACGCAGGCGTCATTGGGTTCTCTTTCGGCCGGTGACCTGGTCTTGACTCATTCAAATGGGCTCATGGCTTGGAAAGAATATTCCGGCTCATAACTGGAGAAACAAATGAGGGTTAAGAATCGCATCGTTTTAGAAACACTGCGCGCATTAAGCACTCTCGACGGCGGAGAAAAAGAAAGGTTTAAGTTTTCGCCGCTCACATTGCTGTCACTAGCACGAAACGTCCGACGTTTAAAGGACACGGCAGAAGACATTGAACGCACACGGCAGCAGCTGGTTCGCGATTATGGCGTGGGAAAGTGGGATGAGAAAGGAAATCGCATTCCTGATTCGTCCGAAAAACTGCGCGCATTCAATGACGCCTTTCAACAAGTCCTCGACGTTGAGGCGGACGTGGATCTTTTCCGCATCAAGATCAAGGAGCTGCGGTTGGAGCAGAACAACATCCCCGTGACCGCATTGGCGGCACTGGATTGGCTTCTCGATGAAGATCAACTGAGTGGATCTCATGCCGGCTAGCAAAGCGAAGATCAAGATGTCTCCCGAGCGTGTGATCGCTAAGACACGCAAGGCATCCATCTCGAATCTACGTCAAGCCGGAGCCTACATTCGCGGCATCGCGAGAAAGAGCATCAAAGTTTCACCGCAGTACGCGCCACCAGGGAAGCCGCCGCGCTCGCGCAAAGGACGGCTTAAGGACGCGATCATCTTCGCGGTTGAGAAAGAACAGCAGCGGGTTCTCGTCGGCCCGACAGCAAGTGAAGTCGGAAAAATTGGTCGAACACACGAGCGCGGCGGTACGGAGCCGCCGAAGGCAAAGAAGGCTCGAGACCCGAAATGGAAGCTTGAGGTCGGCGGTCACGGTCCAGTTCGCAATGACACCACCGGGCTTGAATTCGCCAAGCTCAAATCGAAGGCCCAGGTCGATCGCGCAAAGAGTATTGCTCAGTCAGTGCAGGCGAAAGACGCGCAGCCAACAGCGCAGTACAAGCCTCGGAAGTATCCGCCGCGACCGTTCATGGGACCGGCATTCAACATCGCTAAGGAACGCTTGCCCAAGCTGTGGGCAGGATCGGTGAAATAAGGAGATCGCGCTATGAGTGCAAAACTTGGCATGCAGGCAAAGCTCTACCGGCTTTCACTTGGCGTCCGCGCAGCGTGGCCAGGTTCCGGCGCACCTGCCAATCTCGTCGAACTGGGCAACGTCAAAGACGTGACGCTCAATCTTGAAACCGGCGAAGCAGATGTCACCACGCGCGCGAACAACGGATGGAAGGCGACCATCGCTACGCTGAAAGAAGGCTCAGTCGAGTTTGAAATGATCTGGGACCCTTCTGACGGTGGATTCTCAGCGCTGAAGGACGCGTACTTCAACAATACTTCGGTGGCGCTGGCGATTCTGGACGGCGCCAAGGATGTCGTCGGCTCACAGGGCCTGTGGGCTGACTTTAGCGTGACCAATCTCACGCGCGAAGAGCCGCTTGAGGACGCCATCAAAGCGAAAGTTACCATCAAGCCGACCTATTCGGCAGTTCCGCCGGCATGGGTCACGGTCGCTTAACAGTAGTCTTTGGGAGGAACATATGCGCACTTTTAAGGACATGGCAGGCCGAACCTGGACGCTGCAGATCAACGTCGACGCGATTAAGCGCGTTCGTGGACTGCTGAATGTGGATCTGCTTGAGATTGCGGACGGCAAACTCATCGAACGGCTGGCCAGCGATCCTGTTTTACTCTGCGATGTCGTTTATGCAGTCCTCAAGCCGGATGCCGACAGCGCTCAAGTGTCCGATGTTGATTTTGGACGAGCGATGGGCGGCGACTGTCTCGAACACGCGACTTCCGCGCTTCTGGAGGAACTCGCCGATTTTTTCCCATCGTCGAAGCGCAAAGTTCTGCGCCTGGCACTTTCCAAAATGAAGGATGTGGACGCGAGAATCGCGGCGCTGGCAGAAAAGAAACTGTCCAGCCCGCTGCTGAACGAGCGGATCAACCAACTGCTCGAAGACTCTGGTGCACCATCTACGAACTCGCTGGAGTCGTTGGTTGCGCGCCCGGTCCATTGACGCTGCGTGAGCTGCTTTGGATGGCAGAAGCACGCAGCAAAGCGGAGTGGGGACGTGCATCGGCACTTCTCGCACTGATTGCAAATGTAAACCGAGATCCGAAGAAAGGCGTTCCGTTCACCCCTTCGGACTTCAATCCTCATGAACGGAAAAAAGCAGATGTGCCCGTCACGAAGCTTACAGACCTCAGCATTTTGAAGGCTGTGTTCGTTGACCGGCACTTGGGAGGAAAGTCATGAGCGAAGAAATTACCACCACTGTGAAGCCGGGTATTCGCACCACAGAGTTCTGGCTGTCGTCCGTCGCGTTGCTGCTGGGCCTGGTACTGGCCAGTGGCGCCATTCCTGAGGGCGGATTGGCTGCGCAGATCATCGGCGGCGTTTTGTCGGTGCTCTCCAGCCTGGGCTACACGGCGTCGCGCACCAAAGTAAAGAGCGCCGGAGGCGAATGATGAACCTAATTGTGCAGGCCGTGGTGGGCATCATCGGGATGCTCATCGAACTGTTCGTGCCGAATTCGGTGGAGACTGCGCGTGAAACTCGCGACCCAAATGCTCCTTCTTCTGGCGTGTACGCTCACCCTTCCCGGCTGCGTCAGCTCTGCTTCCCGCCCCTTGAAGACGAATGAAATAACGTGGGCAAAGATGGGAACGCCAGCACGTATCGTCGACGAGCAGAAAATGAAAGTCCTCGTGCCTGACGGGCAGGGCGGTTGGACGCCAGGTAGAGGCAACCTCGCCGGGATGATCGCTATTGATGAGCCGACTCTCGAGTACTACCGAAAGCTCGATGAAAAGTATGGAGAGAAACGCTGATGCTCGAAATCTGTGCAGCATGGGTTTTGTTTTGGCTAGGCGTGATTGCTGCAGTTCACGCAGCGCGCCTTGCCTTTTTTCAGCGAGAACGGTGAGCTATGGCTTCGTCATCCGGCATTCGCGCTGGCCTTGCGTACATTGAGATTTACGCCAACGACGCACGGCTCGTCAAAGGGCTGAGCGAGGCCGCCGCGAAGTTACGGGCGTTTGGTGCGGCAGTCCAAGACATTGGAACGAAAATGTCCGTGGCTGGCGCAGCGATCGTCACGCCACTGCTAGCCAGTGCTAAGTCATTTTCCGATGTCGGCGATGCCCTCGATAAGATGTCAGCGCGGACGGGCATATCCGTCGAAGCGTTGTCGGAGATTGGGTTTGCCGCTGATCAATCAGGCACTTCGCTCGAAGATGTTGAATCATCCGTTCGTAAAATGCAGAAGACCATTTCGGCATCGGCGAGTGGGTCTAAGCAGGCCACCGACGCGCTCGCCAACCTAAAGCTCACTGCAGAGCAGCTGCTACAGCTCTCCCCGGAAGATCAATTCACTGCGATAGCGAAACGATTGTCTGAAATATCTGATCCTGCAATGCGTGCCGCCGCAACGATGGGCGTTTTCGGAAAGTCGGGAACGGCACTGCTGCCGTTGATTGGAGATCTTCAAGAACTCCGTGCTGAAGCGCGCGCACTTGGACTTACGATGACCACGGACGATGCCAGGGCCGCAGCACAGCTTAATGATGCGTTCGGCCGCGTAGAAACGGCTGTGCAGACTGTCGTAAACGCACTCGGTGCTGCACTAGTGCCTCTCCTTATAGATGTCTCGGTACACATCGTCGCGGTACTCGGCGACATTCGTCGATGGATTAATGAAAACCGCGGGCTGATCATTTCCGCAATCAAAATCGGTGCGGTATTGGCCCTGGTTGGCGCTGCAGTGGCTGCCTTGGGCATTGCCCTTGCGGCCGCAGGATCAATATTTGGAGCCATCGCTTCCGGCATCACGGGTGTGTTCTCTGCGATAAGCACAGCAATCACTGTGGTTACATCTCTGGGTCCGATTCTGGCTGCTGCTGCATCCGGAATCGCAGCAGTGTTCGCTGCGATCGTCACTCCTGCTGGAATCGTTATCTCGTTGCTGATTGGCCTGGCGACCTACGGCATTTACGCATCTGGCGTGGTCGGGCAAGCGTTGGATTATCTCGGCTCACGTTTTGAAGAATTGAAAAGTGCGGGAATGGAGTCTCTGAAAGGCATTAAAGATGCTCTAGCCACGGGCGACATTACGCTGGCAGCACGCATTCTTTGGCTGTCCTTGAAGACCGCCTGGCAACGAGGAATCTTCGAGCTCAACGTATTGTGGCTCGGATTCAAAGAACAGTTTTTGACCGTCGCGACCGGTGCGTTTTATGGAGCAGTCACGCTAGTCGCTGAA